GCCATCTGGCTGGATCTGAGCAGTTCTTGCTCCGTGGAGCCATTCATGAAGTGGTTTTACGCGTCTATGTTCTCTCACATAACACACCAAGCGTTACCCCCGTTTCCGGGAGCGGCCGCGAATGTGTCGTGTGTTGACGACGAACCTATCGAAAACGCTGCTCTGAGGATGTGCCTTGGGACGTCGGTCCTTAAGAGATTCCTTAGAAGTTTCCTCCATGCGCGCCGTCAGGCGCTAGAGCCAGGTACTAAAGCTCCGCGTCGCCTCCGTAGAGAGGCCTTATCCGCTGCGAGTACCATTGCTAACATGAAGAAGGGATCCCCGGTTCCATCCACCCTTGCGGTATTCCAAACCCGCGAAAAATATGAAAAATCCATGAAGTCCAAGACAACTGTGCGTGTCCAGCCGTTTGGCCGTGTGCCAGGCTGGAAGACTGACCCCAATGAAGGGGTCGATGACGCTATACTCGAGTCTATCCGCGATGTGGTGCGAGAGGTGTTCCGCGGTCGAACCTTTAAAGGTAAGACTGCGATGCCATCAATCTCGGGCCACTTCGACTCAGGGCGAAAGGCCAGTGGGGCTGCTTCCGTTATAAAGCCGCTGCTCTCAATGCGAATAGGCGTGTTCCTTGACGCGATGTTCTACCACCCCCATTGTGGGGTGATTGAACGTCGTGGCGAGGCGTACCACCCGCTCCATGAGGCAGTGACCAGGAAGCTCCTTACTGACCCAAGCTTTGACTGTAAGCCCTCGTTCCTGCTCGAACCTTTGAAAGTTCGGACAGTTACTGCAGGCCCGGCCCTCGAGTACTATGCGTGCATGTCCGCGCAGGACTTCATGTGGAAAACCCTCTCCCAACATCCCACCTTTGTACTAATTGGTCGTCCTGTTGACGACTTGGTACTAAATGACTACCTCGTCACAAAGATGAGGCCTCACCTTGAGAAGGAAGAGGCCCAGGCGAGGTGGCTATCGGGTGACTATTCAGCTGCCACCGACAACTTGAGGCAGGCCCTCTCTAGGGCCGCCTGGAATGAAGTGTGTGCCATGTGCGGTATTCCCGCCTGGCTCCGTCGTCTAGGTTCAAAGGCCCTGGTAGGTCACAAAATCCATTTTAAGCCCGAGAAGGGCTTGCCG